CCACCAACCAGGAAGGCTGCTGAGAATACCCCAGCAAAAGAAGCTTCGCCAGAAATCATGGCCGCATCCATCGCTATTCCCGCTGGCCCCATTGCCGCAATCATGGCAATGGTCATTACTACCCTTAAGACATTCTTGCTGCCGCTCCCACCCCCATGCGGAAGGGCTCTGAGAGTAATTATATCTTTGGGCTGTGGCATGAAGGTTTCCCACTGATCTTTGGGAATAACTAAGTTATTGACACATATTCTGGCATCAATGGCTGCCGGGAACTTGAGCCCCGATTTATCAAGGACATCTGCAAGGCAACCCCCGGCCTCAGCTATTATGTCAATGCGGTCAGTGAGAAGCGGGTGTGGAGTAGCTATAATTCTAATGTCTTTGTTGTCTATCATTTCAACCCCTCATGCCTAAAGATGCCTACAACTCTATTGCGCCATAAAATGCCCGTATAATGCTCAAGGACGGTATTAACGCCTTTCAACGTATGCAGCATGTACCCAGGCCATGCAATCACGCCCACGTGAGTTGGGTGACCAGACAGGCGCATTATAATAATATCCCCAGCCTTCTCTTTCCCTGCTGGGATCTCATACCATTTGCCCTTCTCACAGTTTATAAGTTTTCCTATTTCCTCTGCCTCTGTGGATGAAGGATAATCTTCATTGTAAGAGGGCAGATCAATTCCATATTCAATGGCATACACAATGCGTACAAGCCCCCAGCAATCTGCTCCCTTACGGGTGCGCCCCTTATCCTTAAAGGGCATGCCAATGTATTGGTTGACATCCATTAGAACAGCCCAGGACAAGTTGAAGGTATGAAACTGTCGCCGGGGAATGGCTCTGAGGCGTAGTCTTCAATAGAAATGTTGCCTTCAATGGTAAGCGCATCATAGGTGATATTTGTTAATTTGAAGTCCGTATATTGGGCTTCAATCACTGTGGGAGTGCTGGCCAGGACCACCATGATCTTAATCAGGGGCGGGGTGGTGAGGTTGCGTATTCCCTCTGTCAATTCACGGGCAATATTGTCAATGACAATTTTACAGGTAGGAGCACTATCATCTGTATCATCAGGGAGCTTTACGTCAAAGTTATATGATAGGTAAGTATATCCACCGGGGCCGGACGTATCTACCGAATCATTGCAAACTCTTATGGCCGGTGCAGGGTTCACAAGCGCTGTGTCGGCAATTTCCAACATGGTAACAAATACTTGATCTGTCTCAACGGCATTAATGGCCTGCCGGAAGATTAAAGATGTATCCCTGCTCATGGCATCTGCTCCAATTTAAATTCAATTGAGAAGTCATCGCCGCCCACCGATGAATATTGCGGCATGGCATTAGGATCAAACCTGAAGTCATACGTTATCCCCGTCCTTGGATGTTCCCAGCTAAAGCGTAATGTCCCGCTGGCACACTCGGTAATGTAAAAATAATCAAAGACATTGACCAGATACCTTGAAACAACAATGCGGCACGTAATGGGTCTAGTGTTGGTTGAAGTGCGCTTGCGAAGTTTGGCGGGGCCTTTGTCTACACTCGTCTTAATAATATTGTTTGGCGGTGATTCGGTATAGCCATCCTGAAGCGGCTTATCGGGCAGGCTTGTCGGCCATGTATTGGCAACATTGATTGCCCAGGCTATATCAAAATTTAATAAGGCCATTACTTATCTCCCTACGGTTGGTACTCTGAGGCCAAAGGTATTTTTTATAGCTGTGTGTGTTTTGCTGCCGCCCGTGATCTTCCCGGCTATGATCTCGTCAATGATAACGTCAATCTGCTTCCCACCATTGGCCGTTTTAGTCTCCGTATAAGTGGCTTCTGTACCCTTGGCATTATTTATGACATTAACTGTCACATCATTGCCCCCGCCCGTGCTGCCATCGGTTGCAACGCCCAGGTTGCCATTAGATAGCCTCTTAAGGGGCATGATTGCTTCGGGGCCAGCCTCACCGGCAAGGCCAATGCCGCCTGCTGCAAACTTCTTGACTCTCATGTGTTCAAAGACTTTTGTGGCTGAGCCGGTTGCATCCATTACGTGATCAAAGATCCCGCCTGCCGCAAACCTTCTGACTCTCATTTCATCCAGGGCTTCACCTGTGGCCAGGGCCTTTGACATGATACGGTCAAATACGCCGCCCGTTGCAAACTTCATGGAGCCTTCAACTCCCAGGCGTCCCGTGCTTGTCCGTTTAAGGGGCATGATTGCTTCAGGGCCAGCCTCACCGGCCAAACCCATACCCTTTGAAAGGGGAAAGTAAACAGGGCTATTAATGACGCCCCCACGGGCAAAGGGGACTATGTTTCCTTGATTAATAATGCTGCCCCGTGCAAACGGGATAATATTGCCATTCTGAATAGCGCTGCCACGTGAAAAAGGTATAATGGTATTGTTGTCAAATATGCCGCCCCTGGAATATGGGATAATATCGCCGCCACTAAATACATTGCCCTTGGCGCTGCCGGTAGTACCCCCACCGCTTAATATGCCGGTAAGGCCGGTAGTGGTGACACCAGATAGCATGCCCTTGAACATGTCAACCATGGGCTTGGCCAATTCTTCCTGAATCAGCAATTGTGTTATCATCTTGCCGAAAGAGGTAGTTATTTCAGAAAATGAAGATCCGGCATTCCAAACCATATCGTTCAGGGTGCCTGCGAAGTTTGCACCGAACTGGTCTAAGGCCTGCCCCATTATGGTTGCGCCCTGCAACTGTTTCTTTTCTGCTTCGCTTACGGCTGCTAGCTTTGAAACATATTCAGCGCTGCCCTCTTTGCCTTCATACTGTACGGCTAGGGCTGCTTTGACCTTACTGGAGGCAAGGGTGATATTATCCATGCTGATCTGTGTTGCCGTCATGCCCTTTTGATTCTTAGCCAGGACAGCCGCATCCACTTCTGGAATGATGCTTGAGATAGTTCTGTTGGTATCCCACTTGGCAGTATTCACATCCTGGTCAAGCTGTTTATTATTGGCTTTAAACGCTGCACTCTGCTCGTAAGTGATGCCGGGTGCGCTTGCCGCAACTGCGTTCTCAGCTCTGTCCACGGCTATTGTCGCCAGCCTATCTATTTCAACCTGTTTGGCTTCTTTGATTTTAGCAATAAGACCGTTATATGCTTGGGCATCAAATTCAATGCCCTTTGAAATCTGACTTTTATAGTCGATCTCAATTAACTTGAGGCCAATGGAATCTTCCATCTTCTTAAGTGCGCCCAGGTCAACCATTGCCCTGTTTACAGCAGAGTTCATTCCAGGGTCGCCACTCTTTTTCATGTCTTCTTTTTGCTTGTTCGTGGCCAGGGTGACGGAGTTCATTCTTTCAATATATGGGTTGTCACTTAATCCGGCCTTGGCGTTATCCCAAAGAAGCTGATATTCTTTTAAGCCCTCCTTGGCTGAATCAAGAGCAGATTGTCTAGCTGCAATCTCATTCATCTTAGCAGCTTTCCAATTATCTAAAATCGTAAGGCTTGCTTCATCGCCCACAAACATTTTCTTCTTGGCGGCATACTCTTTTTCAATGGCTGCCTTTTCTGCCGCAGAGCGCTTGCTCATTCCAGCACTTTCAATGGCAAGGGTTTCGTCCTGAAGTTTTTGTGCCATAGCTGTAAGTTTGGCATCCCCCGCCTCTTGAGCGGCTATGGTTCCGGCCTTTAATCTCTCTGCGTTTGCAGCACTAGCTCTTGCTGTTGCCTGATTTGCCAGGGCCGTGGCCTCTGCCGTATCGGCCTTTGGATCAACGAGTATAGAACGATGTTCACGGGTGTTATTTGGAAAGCCCTTGTCACTGGCCCTTACGGTTTTTGATGCAATGGCAGATTCAACACTGTCAAGATAGCTTTGCCATGCTGCTATATCTGCCCTTTTCTTGGCATTAATGCTGGCCGCCATCTTGGTCTGCCTTGCTTGACTTGCAGTAAGGTCAATGCCTGGAACTTCATCTATAAAGGGTACTGCCGCTGGAGTTGCCTTAAGTTCGGCCAACTTATTCTTGGCAAAAGTTCGGGAAGCCTGTAACTGCTCAACATTTTCAGTATGTGTGCTAGTTGACTTCATATTTTTGACGTTGCTGACTATGCCTTGAACGGCTCCGCTTGCCTCTACGAGCAATAGCAGTGCAGCCTTTCCGTAGCCCCCGCCTGCAATTGCTCCAATAAGGCCAATGTCTTTTATTATGTTTGGCAGACCATCCCATCCTGTTTTAAGATCCGAAAGCATGCCGCTGGTACTGCCGCCCACCTCATTAAGAAGGTTTCTTGCATCCCCAGCACCCCTTATGATGTCACTAAAGAACTTGGCTATATCTCCGGCAAACTGAACAATGGCACTACGATTTTCCTTAACCCAGCCGGTAAGCTCGGCAATACTGGTTCGCACCTGGTTCTTATTGTCGCCAAAGATGTCAATTTCAATGCCCTTGGCCATGGATTTTAAAACTTCCATGCCTTCTTTCGTGGTATCTTCAATGGCTTCAAAATAGGCTTCGGCTGCGCCCTTGCCGCCCTTCTCTGCTTCTTGGATCTGCTTAATAAGGGTTTGCTGGTCGAACAGCCTGAAGATTGAAGTTGCACCCCTGCCAGGGAATTTCTTTTCAATGTCTTCTGCTGATTTGCCAGCCTGTTTAAGCATATCCATAATCTCAAGTAGACTTTTGCCCTTGCCGCTCATGCCCATATCATCAAGCATTTTGGGTAAATTCTGGAGGGCTGTAACTAATTCCATTGCTGCCCTACCGCCCTCTTTGCCCTGCTTGGCCATGACGCCTATATAAGAGGTCATTTCATCAAGGGATATGCCGAAGTTAGCTGCGTATGGTGCAGCTAGGGCAAGGGCTTGAGATATAGCGCCAATACCAGTGCCGGTCTTATGTGATGTTATTGTAAGGCTATCTAAGACCTTATCTTGATCTGTTACTTGAAGTCCAAATGCGGTAAGGACTTTCTTTGTGGATTCAACCGCTTCGCCAAGTTCAAGGTTGCCGATCTTGGCCATCTTGAGAACGCCAGGAAGCATGCCTATTGATTCACTGACACTATAGCCAGAATTAATTAAATCTTTGAAGGCCTCTGCTGCCCCGGTTGCTCCATAGTCAGAGTTGTCACCTATATCACGAATAACCTTATTGATCTTGCCCATTTCGGCTGTGGTTGCGCCCGTGGTGCCCCTGATCTTGGCCATCGACACTTCATAGGTTGTGCCTACATCATAGATGCCCTTAATCAATGCGGCAAAACTGAGCCCGCCAACCAAAGTTGACATGCTCATAAGGTGAGACTTCATAGTGCTGAAACTCTTGCCGAGAATGACCGTTGCCTTCTCTGCTCCGACTGCCGACCTTGCAAGTTTATCAAGACGCTCTGCGGCTACAGGAACGTCACTGGACGTTACCTTTATTCCTAACCCTGCAAGGTCTTCAGCCATTTTACTTATTCACCTCTCTGCAATACGCTCGATCCATCATGCGTAATGCCTCAAGTTCCCATGGGAACAATTTGACTTCGTTTAACTTTTGCCAGAAATATGTTTCTTCGTATGTCAAAGGAGCGCATGTCATTGACCGATCCCTTGAATGGTCAAGCTCCCAAAACCAATCCCATAGGTAAACGAAGGCTGCCGGGGGATTGACTTCTTCAAGATCCTTGGGCTTTTTGCCCGTATTCTTGAACGCCTGTATTAAGTGAGATTTGAGGGTAGTCCCGTCTTTATTAGGCTTATTGAGTTTGGTAAAAACACTCATAGCCTCAGCCAGCTTAAGGCCTACCCCCTTATAAAATTTGCCCGTGTACCAATGAAGTTATCGACCTGTTCTTTAAGCCAGGGGAAACGCTTGTAAACCTTCTTGGCATTGTCAATTGTGAAGGGAAGGTCAACTCCATCAACTGGCATGGTATCCCAGCCAATAGTACAGGTTGCCAAAAGGGTAAGGTTCTGGTCTTCAAGCTCGTCCAGATTAAGCGCCATAGCCGAAGTTTCCTGAAGACGCTTATTTTGTATATCTCGCCTGTAGTTTTTGAAGCGGTCAGAGTCGGCACCCACAAGGGTAATTTTAATCCCCAGCTTAGTGTAAAGGGTTGGGTGTAGCACTTCAAGAACGGCACCCTTGCTGGCCGATGCCACTACATCAAGATTGCTAAGGTCTAGTATTTTTGCTTCAATAATTGCTTCCATAAGTTTTCCCTCCAAGGAAAATAAAAAGTATTTCCCGCCACATAGCCCGCTGTTGAGTCGGCTATGTGGCGGGTGAACCTAAACGCCACTATTAGGCTGTGGTCGTGGTCGTGGTTGTCGGTGCTGCCGTTGTGGTCGTGGTGGTGGTTGTCGGAGTCCTGGTGATCTGAATGTTAGTTGCCGTCACGGTGTCATAAATACCGCTAAAGGGCATGGTTAGGGTTAAAGGCCCTTCACTGTCTGTGGGAATAGAGCCACCGGTATATACAACCCTTGGAATCAGGATGGTATAGGAGTTGCCAGCGTTTGTGAGAACCAGAGAAAGGCTGGAATCGGTGTTGCTCAGAAACTTGCCCAGCAGTGTGCCGTTCTCAAAGAAAGTGGTCATGGTGCCGGTCAGGTTGGAACGCTTTGAGCTTACGCCCTTTGCGCCTACCGAACACAGGGCAAATAGTGCTTCATCGCCGTTGTCCAAGCTGAAGTTAAGGCCTGTAACGCTGGCAAGGGCAACGCCGCCCTCAGTCAGTGAGCCGGTAAAGGTGTCAAAGGCCTTATTGACATTGGCCGCAGTCGGAGTTGAATCGAACTGAGTACCGCTAACGCTGCCGGTATAGCCGGTAACATCAAACGAACCGGTAACAATGGCATTCGGCTTGATGTCCAGAGAGAATTTGGAAATGTGGCATCCCAGGAACTTGATATACTGGTCGATGTCCGTAAACCCACGCTCAAACAGGAATGTGACAGGATCAGCCGCACCGCCCTTTACCACGTTGTTTGTCCATGCGCCCCTGAGTCCGGCTGCAATGAATTCATCAAATGCGCCGTAACAGAACTCAAAGTTAACAGCCCCGGTAATGCGCTGGTTGCCCGCCCTTACGTCTGAGATCATTCTGTCAGAGCGAAGTTTTGCACTCTGAAGCTGGTCACGGTTAATGTCCAGAGAGGTGCCGGTTATGGGAAGCTCAACCGTGTTCGGGGTTACGGGGGCCACACCTACTACTGATTCAGCCTGATAAAAAAGACCATGTGAACTGCCACTTGCGTACATGCGTATTTCCTCCTATAAGTAACTTATTACTTATTCGTTATTTGACAAAAAACACCGATAATCCACGCTTACAGGCAAACAGTATTTGTCTGCATCGTAGAAGCCAGGGCCGATATAGGAGCGCTCAATGGTGATCATATGTGTACTCTGTGTTACCTTAGTGCCCCTTTTAAATGTTGCTACAATTGCGCCCGCTATTTCTGAACCATCACCCCATCCGGCCCCCTTCTGAGTCTTTACTGTTATCTGAAAAACTCCCTTATGGTCGTTTGGGGCATTCTCGCCCAAGGCCGCCTGTAAGGGGGGCACGGGCAGCAAATGAGTGGTAGCATAGACAGCAAGGCCTTCCTCAACTGTTTCATTCTCTGACCTTACGATTAAGGTAGG